CAGCTTTGTAGATTACCTCCGTTTCCTTATTTTTATAATAAAACGGGTAACCAACCATGACGTCCTCTCAACACTGAATGTATTGATCTGGTAAAATTCCGCGGAGAACTTCACTTATCAACTTAATTGGAAAACGGTCTGTAAAAGCCGTTAAATCAATTGAGTGATAAGCCCCATCTGGGACACGTAATTTACTTTTAAAAGATCCTTGATCGAAAGTACAGTCTTGTGGTATTCTTTTGAGAACAGAGTACAGGAAAGAGTGTAGTGGTTTCAGACAACTTTGAGAAAAGTAGTCTGCAATTGCGACCACCCTGACCTTATTCTCAACATCAGGAAAAGTCACAAGCTTTCTTATTCTAGGTTGTCTTAGGAATTTCTTCTTTAGTTTGAATAGATTCTGTCAGACATGAAAGAATTTGGACAGAAGTAAAATTCTTTTCCTCATTCTTTCACCCCCTAGAACTGAAATACTTTCAATCAGTGGTGGAGGGAGAGACTTTAAATCCAATCATCAACTTCACAAGGCGTGCCCGTTTGGACCCGAATTGCTAGTTTGGTGAAAGGATTTGAACTCTACCCTCTTCGGGGAGACCCCACGCGGGAATCCTACGTCTTTTCAAAAAGGTTTCACATATTTGACTAGTTTTGAGAAGTCCACTGTTAAAGGTGGAGTCACAATACTGTCTATATCTGCCTCCTTCCCTACTGCTAAAGCTCGAGTTGAGTAAAGAACTGACATGATCCAGCGGAGTTGCTCCGGGGAACCATTCCTCAGTATCTTTATAAACTTAGAGCCCAAAGCTTTCGGTAGAAAATCCTTCGTAAGGCCTATCCCTTGTGTATTAGATTGGAGAGGTTGACCAGAAATAAAGCGAGTTACATACAATCTTGCCTTTTTGTGAAGGGAGATTGCGTGTAATTCGCCTCTAGTTTCAGCCAACTTTTCTAATCAGGTCACATAAGGTAGGTGACCATCGTCCAGGTTCTGGAATCCTTGATAAGAGCTTATGAATAAAGCTCTTATCTTGGAAACCATGACCCTCAAATTATCCAAAGAGAATACTTGGTCGGAAAGTGATTCGATTCCTTTTCGACCAGATTCTTTTCTTTTGATTTTCTTGGGTAGTTCTTTCGGTTTATTTAACGGAGAATGCTTCAGGTAAGTCATTGGAATTTCGAGGGTCCTCAGTAAAACTAAGACGGTGGGATGTGAGTGTGCATCGCAGCGAATCTAAGGGGCTGTAAACCCAATAGAGACTTCTTCTAAATCAGATCTTTGCGGATCTGGGGGCGGAAGAAGTTAGTCCGACTTTTATAGTCG